TTAGCTAATTTTTCGCTTATCTGTTCTTACTCTCTCCCATTCAATTCTGCCTTCTTCACGCCGCTGGTCTATATACTCAGCAAGATCCTGAATGTTGATGCAGCGCTTTGCTTTCTGCGATGTTCCTACACGATAAGTTGGGATAGGTAACTGACAGGCATTTGCTTTCGCTTCTGCTGTGTTAGGGCTCATACCGAAATACTTTTGGCATACCGCTGACAGCTCGATGTTAGGCGTGTTGAACTCAGCCATAAGTAAAAACAAAGTATTCATAGACGTTCTCCATACAACCTGGCTGCACCCAGGGGAAATTACAGGTCGCTGCTGGTGGCCGGAATCAACTTCTGCCAGATCGCGGACACGTATTTTGCTTGATGTCGCGCATCGGCCAGTGCGTTATGTGCAACCCCATCGAATGGCATATCTCGCTTTGGATCGAAACCCACCACTCTGCCTAATGTGACGATGGTTCTGACGTCGTGATCGTTCCAAAATTGCCACGGGCAAACCTGGCCGGCGCGCTCATATGCGCCGCGCAATATAACTTTGTCGAAAGTAGCTCCATTGCCCCAAACTTTTAAATATTTCGGGTTATCAGAATGTCGGTTAATGAAATGGCTCAGTTCAGATAGGGCAGACGATATCGGCATAGCATCATCAACACAGATTGCTGATCGTGCTTCTGAGCTTTGTCTTAACCACCACAGAATAGTGTCACCATCCGGTACCGCTCCCTGCTCCATAGCGCTTTCAAGGTTAACGGCGGTGTAAAACTCCTGACCCAGTTCACCGCTTTGTGGATCGAAGAACACGGCACCAATGGAGACGATAGGGGCATTTGGTTTTTTGCCCATGGATTCAAGGTCGATCATTAAGTTGTTCACGTTATACATTCTCCTGCTGCGGTGCTGCTGCGAAATGCTCGACACCTTTAGCCCAAATAGCTTTGATGTTCGTCCAACTGACTGGCACTGTTATCTCAATTCGACCGCTGCCGTCGCATGTTTCGCATTCATCATCACCAAAACACTCTGGGCAGTTTATAAATTTCGTTTCTGAAAACTCACCGGACAGCACACCCTTTGCGCCGTTCTCGGCGGTTAGCCTCTTAGGCACCAAAGCCAAACCATCTGGAGTTACCGGAGGGTTGCCACCAGGAATATTTTCCGGAATATTTTGTTGTGCGTTTTGTGGTTGCTTGACGTGCAGGCGCGGCTCACAGTCTTTCGGTTCAGGCCATTTGCGCTGTTTGTTAACCGCCAGCTTTTCTACCATCGCCAGGGTAATCTGCTCATCAGTGATACCGGCACGACATTGCGCATCCCATAACAAGAATTGCATGTCAGCCCATTCGCTAAGGTCGCCTGGTTCCGCAGCAGCCTCGAGCGCTTCTTTGGAAAGGTGCTTCAACGGACCAACTGGACCGACATCGCCGAAAGTAGCCTGTGACCATGTTGCATGTTCACGGCGTACCTGCTCACGCAACTTGCAAGGCTCGCTTGCAGGTTCAGCTTTACCCTGAAGCATGGCGGTGCGGCAGGCGTTCCAGTCGTGATCAAACTCAGACGTGGTGTTACCGTCATCATCACACTTTTCATCCGGCACTACTGGCACTGGCGGGGTAGCGAAAAGCTTATTGATACCGTCTGGCAGGTTATTAAAGTCAAATGTACTGCCTGGAATCCTGCCAGCCTGAATCCAGTCGTCGCCCTCAATCTCAATGAAAAAAACCGGCTCCGCATTCCTCGCTGCCAGCACTTCATCAATCACCTTCACAGCATCAGCCATTGCGTAGCCGAGATTACCGCCGTCACTTTGTGCTGAAGCTTTGCTGAGTATTTCGCTTATCTGGTGCAGGCGATCGAGTGATACAGGACCGTTTGCTGGGTGGTTGTTAGTTGTCATGGGTTAGTCCTCATCATCGTCTGGCAAGACCAACGCAATATCATCAGGTGCGGAAATCGTCAGCAGTGTGCTGTAGCCACGCTCATGAACACTGTACGAGGCAGGCCATCTTGGCAGCGGCACGTCTTCGGCAATTTGGCTGATACCTACGCTCCACAATCCAGAGTCGAGGTAATAACCGACTACTTGCATTTCACCATCGGCAGATTTTAGGTGATATATGCCCGGTTTGTTATAGCAGCCAATTTCCTCGCGAATTGCACCCTCGCATTCGAAAAGGTCATCGCTGGCACCATAAAATCTCAGTTCTTTCATGCGGCAACTCCTTTCACGGCTAAATAAGTAACCATCGCTTTATCGACCAGTTTGATATTGTGGTATTTGGAAATAGCCCATGTGATAGCGAACAATATCCAGCGGAAATGACTCGTGTACGTCTTGAAGGTAAGACCGTCGCAGATATCCCATGCGCCAAAACCTGCAGGCCAATCGGCATCATAAACGGCCTGATACGCGTCATATTCATTACTGAAATTAGCGGAGCACAGATCGCTGACAATTTCGCGTATGTCCCTTTTATCTCTGTCTGATATACCATCATCATTACAATCGTCATCGACGTCTGAATCGAGGGTTTCTCTATCTTCGAGGTATTCACTGAAATACTCTTTCAGACTCTCGCAAAATTCATCTTCATCGAAATCTTTCGCCAGCAGTTCCCGTGCCGAACAACCCGCCCCAGCCTCTAACTTCTCAGACCAATAGCCAGTATTGATCTCACTGTCCCATGGACCAAAGAAGTTGAACATGTCGGCAATGCGGGAAAACGTCCACGTTCCCATATCGCCGGTAACAGTCAGATAACCAGGCCAGGTAATAATGTCGAAGTAATAACAGGATGTGCCTGGCTGCTTCATGCGCAAGTGGCGATAGAGTCCGTCATCCCGGATTATTTCCATACGGTGAAAGGCTGTATCAACAAGAAAACGATTTGATGTATCAAATTGGCGACGCTTCATTGGGTTGCTCCTTTTCTGGCCCTATTCAATAGCTGGTTGAACATCATGGTTAGGCTGTTACTGCAACCGAACGGCATATCGTTAACACGGTATGTTGGAATGCCCTTGCGAACACCAGACTTCACGATCCGGCCGGTGCCATAGAGTTGCGATAATGCGCCAGCGACCGCGGGTGTCTTTTTGTTCATACCTTTGGCGATTTCACCGCTGGTGGTATTCGGATGAGCCTGGAGATATTCAAATACGGTCATGGCGTTTTACCTTTACGTTCCTGTTCCAGTTGCACCAGAGACTCTTTTAATGCTGCGAACGTAGCTTCCAGTCTGGTGGCGACTTCGCGCATAAGCGGTGCATGCTTTGGTGGCAATTCAGCAACGGAGGCAAAAGCCTCCGCTACGAGTTCTTTTACCTTCATGCGGCGCATTGGCGCAGCTCCACCAGTTCGTTAAAGCGATTCATGAACAGGCCATAGGCTTGACCGGGGCGGAGAGGGATAACCTGAACGCGATCAGAGCAGGGAATACCTTCGAGAATTTCCCACTTCGAACCGTCGTCGATTTCCAGATCACGGCGCTCGGTAGCTAACATGGTTAGATCGGCATATTTCACGACAGCAGCTTGTTCAAGAGAGATACCGAATTTAAAGCGGATAAGACCATCAATATAAGTTTCCATGCGCTGGTAGTCAGGCAGCAAGGCTTTGAGCGGGGCTGGAATATCCTGGCAATATGCCTCCGCAGCGTCGTGCATCAGCGCTTCAAAGGCGAACTCTGGCGGCACAATCTGGCTTACAAGCACAGAGTGCTGGGCCACGCTGTAGAACTCTGGGAGATGCCCAGCGAATCGACAGATGTTGGAAAGAGCAGTCGCGATATCCTCAACATCGATATCGTCGATTGTGGCGGTCAGGTAGTTAAATTTTTTACCGGATAATGTCTGAATGTAACTCATGGTTTTCTCCATATTAGCGCGCTGCACCGCGCAGATTTTGGTTGCACGAATCCCTCGCCGGGTGGCGATAATTAATGGAATTACGCTTCAATAAATCCCCGCGGCGCCGGGGATTTAATGCAGAGCAATTAGGCTTTAAAGTTACCGATGAAAGTTTCCACTGATTCACCGTCGAACTTGCTGATCAGCAAATCGCGGAATTCGTTGGCGATCTCTTCTTCCTGGGCTTCAAGTTGGATGATGCGCAGAACAAAGCAGGGTTCATCGCTGGTCAGCAGGCTGTTACGCAAGCTAAAGCGGCGTTCGCCCAGACCTTCATACGGCACACATTTGAACTCGAATGCCACAGGCATTACGTCTTTGCTGCTTGCTTCAACGCTTTGCATCAGCGATTTTTTACCAGCGAAATCACCAGTTTCATGGTCCTGCTGTGTTGCTTGCTGAATAGTGATACGACGCACAGCCTGAGCCGCCTGGGAAATCTGCATCGCATTGCCATCAGCATCAAACGCCAGCAGGTAATCGCTCCAGTCTTCCAGCCATTCAGCGATTTGCTTTTGCTTCAGACGTTGGCCATCGATTTGCAGTAACGCGCGGAACGGGGCGGTTTTCTTCAGGGTGATTGAAGCAACGTTATCGGCGTGACCGGGATTATCTAGGGTGCCGATGTTGAACACTGAACGGGCGGTCATGTTGTCAGCGTCAATGAAGCAACGAGCTGGCTCACTGTCGCTGGCGTAACCTTTAGAATAACGTGCGAAGTCGTCAATACTGGTTGTGGTCATTGCGCCACGAAAGCGGAAACGCTCCAGAGAAAAGCGCTCAAGGCTTTCAACGCCAGTACCCTCTGGCAGTAATGCGGTCGGGCAAGCCAGGCCATGAATATCATTCAGGTGATAACCGGAAAGAACCAGGTCTTTGACCTGCTTGAAGGTACCGCTGTCTAACTGAGACATAAAAATTCCTTATTAACTGATGATCAAAGTGGTATCAGTGAGTTTGTTGTTGCGGATCACTGAGTCGCTTTAAGCTTTCCATCCACCGCGCCAGTGATCCCGAACAGCTGACCCTGATCTTCCTGCAGGATGGTTAGCTTCCCGCCTTTGTTGACCCACATCGGGGTTTCGGTTGTGTCCTCTTCGGAGGCTTTACCACGCGGTGTTGGGGTGCTGTAGTTCAGCTTGTGCTTGATCTTGACGCGCTTCTCTTCAACGGAATTACCCATGCGCTCAAAATCAAATGTGAGGACTACTTTGCCTTTGTTGCCGTTGTTCAGAACCCCAAGCGCGGTGGTATTAAGTGCTGCCGCGATTTTGTTCATGAACACGCCGGCATCCAGTTCGCCAAGAAAATCAGGCACTACGGTCATGCGGTCATTACTCATGGTTTTACCCTCGTTAAGGCGGCTGCCACCGCCGAACTTTCTCCATACACAACAGAGAAGGGCACCTGCATTGGTCGGCGGCTTGCAGAGACCGCTTTCTTTTTGCCCGGGTGGATTGGGTTATGAGCCCGTCGCCCGGTGATGCCCTTTTCTGTTGTGCCCTGAAAAATGCTGGCGGTTACCGGAAATACACGGGAAAACACCGGGCCGCCAGAACAGGGAGTTACTTGTTATTGCTTTGGCCTGCTTTTAACCACATCAGGCGCGGTGGTAGGTATCTTCGGGCGGGGTGCTAAGGGGGTGATTAGCCCTTGCCCTTAACACTCCTGCTGGTTTTGGTATTCCTGGCTTGGGTATCGCCACCAGCTATAGGAATTTGACTACGAGTTGCGGTTAATCAAACCGCGTCTCTGTTACCCCTCCCGAAGACACCTGTCAGCGAATCATCCGGTTATTCATACGCCACCGGCGGCTACTTCGTGGGCGTCCTGCCCGTTCGCTGTTGATGTGATTAATGTAGGGTAACTTACTATTTGGGGTCAAGTGGAAATGTTGGATAACTTACATTGAGGGGCGAAAAAAAACCGGGTATTCCCGGTTTTCTTATAAATCCATTATTACTTGTCTTACTAATCCTACCAATCGGCAGTTGCCATTGACTTCTAAAGTCCTGTAATTGGGGTTAAGAGGTACTAGGTATTTCAGCGGCCCATCGATGACGAACTTTTTAATAGTGGCTTCATCACTGCCCATAAGCTGTGCAATAACAATTTTACCATTAGCTTGACTGGCATCACCAAAATCAGGTTCTACAACGACAATAGAACCTTCGGGAATACTTGGTGCACCTGTAGGGTTGGTCATCGAGTCGCCGCGAACAATGAGTGCAAATGCACTTTCAGAAACGGCAGCCGAAGTATAGACCCAGTCATGAATGTCCCGCTCTGTGATCGCTACGCAATTGGCCGTCCATTCCCCGGCCTGTACCCATGTGAGAACGGGAACTGACCTAATTCCGAATCTTTGCTCCGGGTCCATAGTTGGTGGCTGCTGACTTCCATCATCCTTTCCATCCAGTAACCACTGCGGTGTCTTTTCTAATGCAGCCGCAAGCGCCTGGAGGTTTTCACCACCCGGTTTGTAGTCACCGGATTCCCAACCGGTGATAGTGACGCGATTAACCCCGACGAGCTTTGCCAGGACGGATTGCGTCATCTTTAGCTCTTTTCGTCTGCTTCGGATTCGATCATTCATTTTCATGTAGGTAATCCTACCATTATCTGATGTAGGAGTGCTTGACCATACAATGTAAGATATCCTACTATCAGTGCACTGCATTACTTAACTCCAGAGGGAAAAATGAAAAAGAATGACGTTATTTCTTACTTCGGTGGCGTAGGGAAAACCGCTAAGGCTTTGAATATCTCTCATGCGTCCGTGTCGGGATGGGATGAAATTATTCCAAAGGGACGAGCTTTTGAGATCCAAGCGCTGACCAAAGGTGTATTGAAAGTTGACCAATCACTTTATGAAAAGCGTAGCCACTCGGCTGCGTGATTAAAACCACAGAATTAAGGGGTTAACCGTGGGTAACGAACCTGTTTGGAAAGTCGAACGTCAGCCAGCCTGGCTGGTGGCCGCGATAAAAAAAACGATCACCGATCTACCTGGTGGTTATGCCGAGGCGGCGGAATGGTTGGGTGTGACAGAGAACGCATTGTTTAACCGCCTTCGTGTTGACGGCGATCAGATCTTCCCGCTGGGCTGGGCAATGGTTTTACAACGTGCTGGTGGTTCAACTCATATCGCTGATGCCGTTGCGCGCCATTCTCAGGGCGTATTTGTACCGCTGGCAGATGTTGATGATCTGGATAACGCCGATATCAACCAGCGCCTGATGGAGTCCATCGAATGGATAGGCCGTCATTCTAATTTTGTACGTAAAGCCACGGCTGATGGGGTGATTGACGCAGATGAGCGCGCTCAGATTGAGGAAAACAGCTATCAGGTTATCGCGAAGTTCCAGGAGCACGTAGCGCTTCTTTATCGAGTTTTTTGTGTCGCTGAAAAGAGTGACGCCCGCGAGTGTGCAGCTCCGGGCGCCTTGGCGAACAACTCTTCGAGTATGGAGAAATAATCCGCATGAGCAGTTTAACGGCTTTTAACCGTCTACCGCAACTCAGGATGATCCCGGTTTCGGGTACTCCGTTGTTTCGGTATGAACGCAGATTATCAAACCGCTGGGTTCCGTGTAACCACAGTAGGGCGGTTTCAATTGTGGGGGTCTACAACCGGAGGGCAAAACGCCTGTGCGCGAACTTAACCGAAGGTTCAAAGATCATCGCGGAGTGCCAGTTCGTGTTATCCGATGGGAGCCAGAAACACAGCGCGTTATCTACCTGCGTGATGGATATCCACACGAATGCTTCAGCCCACTTGAGCATTTCAGGCAAAAGTTCAGGGAGATAACGGACGATCATGAGCACTAAATTAACCGGCTACGTATGGGATGGTTGCGCGGCGTCGGGCATGAAGTTGTCTAGTGTCGCGATCATGGCCCGTCTCGCTGATTTCAGCAGCGATGAGGGTGTGTGCTGGCCGTCCATTGAAACTATTGCTCGCCAGCTTGGCGCAGGGCCGAGCACGATCAGAACGGCAATCGCAAAGCTTGAAAAAGATGGCTGGCTCACGCGTACACAGCGCCGTAATGGTAACCGTAATGCTTCGAACGTGTACCGCCTGAATGTGGCGAAACTTCAGGCTGCCGCATTTTCTCAACTGTCAGATTCTGACACGTCAAAATCTGACGCATCAAATTTTGACGCCTCAAAAACTGACCCGTCGAAATCTGGCAAAAAAGGCGGTTTTGACCCGTCAGAATCTGGCGGGGATCCGTCAGTAAAAACAAAACAAGATCCACAAGTAACTTCAAAACCCTCTTGTCCGGTTGCGGCGCAACCCGACCCTGAGGTTGTGATTACTGATCAGGCCAGACAGGTTTTGTCTTACCTGAACCAGACAACTGGTTCACGCTACCAGGTATGCAGCACGTCGCTGGAGAACATTCGCGCCCGTCTGCGGGAACAGTTCACTGTTGATGATCTGTGCCTTGTGGTGGATTACAAAAACGCTGATTGGCGTGATAGCGAGCAGGCTCAATACCTCCGCCCGGCAACTCTGTTTATTCCAAAAAACTTCCCCGGTTACCTGCAAAGCGCGACCAAATGGTCTGCCGCTGGGCGACCTGAACGCGTTAACGGTAAATGGGCGACTAACTCAGCCAGCCGCGCCAACTTCCAAAATGTTGACTATTCACTGCCAGAAAATTCGGGGTTCCGCTCATGATGCCAAATAAATATTGCCAGGCGCTGGCAGAACTGCGCAGTAAACCAGCTCACGAATTGAAAGAAGTTGGAGATCAGTGGAGGACACCTGATCTGCTTTTCTGGGGGATCAACGCGTTATTTGGCCCATTAGTTCTGGACTTGTTTGCTGACGACGACAACGCGAAATGCCCGGCATGGTACACCGCCGAAGATAACGCGCTGACCCAGGACTGGTCTGAACGTCTGGCAGAACTGGGTGGTGCAGGTTATGGCAACCCACCGTATAGCCGTTCGCAGTACCACGAGAAACAGGCGATCACTGGTATGACGCACATCATGAAGTACGCAGCAGCCCAGCGCGAGAAGGGCGGTCGCTATGTATTCCTGATAAAAGCTGCGCCGAGCGAAACGTGGTGGCCGGAAGATGCCGATCACATCGTATTCATCCGTGGGCGCATTGGGTTCGATCTGCCGGTGTGGTTTGTACCTGCTGACGAAAAACAGAAACCCACCAGCGCGTTTTTTGCCGGTGCTATAGCTGTCTTCGATAAGTCATGGCGTGGTGAGCGGTTCAGCTATATCAACCGCACAGAACTGGAGGCAAAAGGTCGGGCGTTTATGGCTTTGGCGCAATTTGCCGCCAGCAAGTCTCAATCTGCAACTGCCACACCAACTGCAGCTGATAAGCCAGAAGTAGAGTTGCCACTCACCCAGAAAGATATTTTTGATGTCAGCGGTGTAGAGGCGTGGGCATGTGTGAGAGCTGCGTTCGGCGATAAAGAAGAATATACATTCAGTGAATCGAAGTTTGGGCATACCTGGGCGGCGGATTCTGTCGAAGCACCGGAATTTACTCAGGTATCACCATTAACGATAGATAAAGCGAAGCTGCTTATTCGAGATAGTATTTTGTTCGGTGTGGATGCGTGGCTTTTGTCGATTAAATCGGGTGATGCTTCTACATGGTTAGATATTTCTCAACGTATTCGGACTGTTGCCCTTGAGGCATCTGGTGAATACGGCATGAACAGCACTGATTTTATTGCTGCCATGGGGAGCCTGGATGTTTCCAGTTGGTTCAATATTCGCCAGATCCGCGCGCACATCCGTGAGAAGGCGAAACCAGTAGCCGATCCGCTTCCCGAGTCCCGTATCTGGCCGCTGGAGGTTGGAATTGTATTCGATCAGGTGGATGGCGCTGACATGCTGGATGAATCACAGCAGAACAAGCTGAAAGCCAACATCAATCAACTCTGGCTAGAACGAACGGCCACCAGCGAAATTATCACAATTGCGCGTGGTCTTGTTGGCAGCATGCAGGGGGTAACCCATGCGTGAGATTATCGTTGATAACTTTGCTGGTGGCGGTGGCGCATCAACGGGTATTGAACTGGCGATCGGGCGCAGTGTGGATATTGCGATCAACCACGACGAAAACGCCATCGCGATGCACAAGACGAACCACCCGGACACACTGCATTATTGTGAATCCGTATTTGACGTGGATCCGGTAGCCGCCACCGGAGGTAATCCTGTCGGACTGGCATGGTTTAGCCCGGACTGCCGACACTTCTCGAAGGCAAAAGGCGCAAAGCCTGTGAAAAAAGAGATTCGCGGTCTTGCCTGGATTGTTCTGCGTTGGGCACTGGCGAAGCGACCGCGTGTGATGATGCTGGAGAACGTGGAAGAGTTCAAAACGTGGGGACCGCTGCTGGCCGGTGAAATGCGTCCGGATCCTGCCCGCACTGGCGAAACATTCAATGCATTTGTCGGCATGCTGTCCACTGGCATTCCTGCTGATCACCCGGCACTGGCTGAGGTTTGTGAGTTCCTGTCTATTGAAAGAGGTTGCGAGCAGGCGCAACAGCTGGTGGATGGGCTTGGATATGATGTTGATTATCGCGAACTACGCGCGTGTGATTACGGCGCGCCGACGATCCGCAAACGCTTCTTCATGGTTATGCGCTGCGATGGCTGCCCAATCCAGTGGCCTGCAGTTACCCATGGGGATCCTAAGTCTCTGGAGGTGCAGAGCGGCAGGCTGATGCCATGGCGTACCGCTGCGGAATGTATCGACTGGAATGTTCCGGCCCTGTCCATCTTCGACCGCAAAAAACCGCTGGCGGAGAACACTCTGAAGCGGATCGCGCGCGGCATACAGCGCTTTGTTATCGAAAGTGCGTCGCCGTTTATCGTGAAGTGTAACCACACAAGCTCAAAAAATTCGTATGACGCTTTTCGCGGGCAGTCGCTGAATGAGCCATTACAGACCATTACTAAAAAACTCGGCTACGCGTTAGCCGTTCCACACCTGACAAAATTTCGCACTGGCGCAACCGGGCAGCCCGTTACCGAACCCGTCCCGACGGTAACCGCTGGCACGTCAAAACACCCGGGCGGGAATGGACATGCACTCGGGATTGTTGAGGCTGCTATCGCACCATTTGTTGGCCGCCAGTTCGGTTCCAGCGTTGGCCACCGGGCAGACGAACCGAGCGCAACCATCACCGCTGGCGGTGGCGGTAAATCTCAACTGGTAACGCCTACGCTGATTCAGATGGGGTATGGCGAACGACCTGGACAAGAACCGCGTGTGCTGCGACTGGATAACCCGCTGGGGACCGTTACTGCAGGTGGAAATAAATTCGCGACGGTGAGCGCGTTCCTGGCAAAACACTACGGCGGTAACTATACGGGGCCGGGTGTCAGTATGGATGAACCCGCGCACTCAGTGACCACTGTCGACCATCATGCAGTAGTTGCCTCTCATCTGGTGAAACTGCGTGGAACATGCCGCGACGGGCAACGCCTTGATGTGCCCATGCCAACAATCACCGCTGGTGGCCAACACGTGGGTGAGGTACGCACATTTCTCGAGACGTATTGCGGGGAAAGTGACGATGAATGGCTGGTAACGATCGATGGGGTTAAATACCAGATCGTTGATATCGGAATGCGCATGTTGCAGCCGCATGAACTCTACAAAGCGCAGGGCTTCCCGGATGGATACGTTATTGATCAGGACTACCGTGGAAATCGCTATGCAAAAGATAAGCAGGTAGCCCGCTGCGGTAATGCGGTACCACCACCATTCGCCAGGGCGCTGGTGGAGGCAAATCTTCCGGAACTGTGTGCAGTGCAACAACAGGAGGTGGCATGAAACTTGTGCTCCCGTTCCCTCCGAGCGTGAACACGTACTGGCGCGCCCCTAATAAGGGGCCGCTGGCCGGTCGTCACCTCATTAGCGCTGATGGTCGTAAATACCAGAGCGCTGCCTGCGTGGCGATCATTGAGCAATTACGACGTCTCCCGAAGCCATCGACTGAACTGGCAGCGGTAGAAATCACTCTGTACCCGCCGGATGCGCGCCGCCGGGATATCGATAATTACAACAAAGCCCTGTTTGACGCGCTGACGCATGCGGGTGTCTGGGAAGATGACAGCCAGATTAAGCGCATGCTGGTGGAATGGGGACCCGTAGTGCCGAAAGGTCGGGTAGAGATAACGATCAGCAGATATGAACCGGCGGGTGCAGCCGCCTGATATGGAGAAAAGTATGAGCCAATTAGCAACAACAGCATTAACCATGTCCAGCAGCGATATTGCTGAGCTGGTGGAATCACGACATGACCATGTTAAACGGTCCATTGAACGCCTGGCAGAGCGCGGTGTTATTGAACTCCCCCCAATGGGGGAAGTTAAAAATCACCTCAATCAGTCGGTATCGGTTTATCTGATAGGGAAGCGGGACAGTTATATCGTTGTCGCGCAGCTGTCGCCGGAGTTTACCGCGCGTCTGGTTGATCGCTGGCAGGAGCTTGAGCAGGCACAGCAGCAGACGATTCCTCAATCATTCTCTGAAGCCCTACGTCTTGCAGCTGACCTTGCAGAACAAAAACAGCAGTTGACTAACGAACTGGCTGCCGCGGCGCCGAAGGTAGCGTTTGTTGATCGGTACTGTACAGCCAGTGGGTCAATGTCATTCCGCCAGGTGGCAAAACTGCTTAAGGCCAAAGAGCCAGATCTGCGGTTATTCCTCCTTGAGAACGACATCATGTATCGCCTTGGCGGAACGATGACTCCACGGCATCAGCATATTGATGCGGGCCGATTTGAAGTGAAAACCGGCACATCCGTAACCTCAAATCATGCATTCAGCCAGGCACGTTTCACGGCGAAAGGCGTGCGCTGGATTGGTGGACTGTGGGCAGAACACATTGCCAGGGGGCAGGTCGCGTGAGAGCTCTGCTTACCCCCGAGATCGCCCATCGTATGGGGATTGTGCTGTTCCGTCCCGGTGCGGAACTGATGCACCTCTTCATGCGTGGTCGCGTTCTGCTCGAGCCTGAACCAGAAGAAATGGCGTCATTCAGTATCGGGGCTGTTCCGGCAGCCATTCAGCCGCTGGCTGATGATCCGGTAATGCGTCAGGTCTTCGAGAATGAGAGGGTTATTCAGCGTGCCGGTGGGATTTCTTCCCTTGAGCAATGGTTGAGTAATCGGTTTGAATGCCAGTGGCCACATTCAACGTGGCACGACAAGAACTTCACAACAATGCGGCACCCACCAGGAAGCATTCGCCTGTGCTGGCATTGCGATCACACTTTGTCGTGGCAGCATACCGAACAGCTTGCAGGTATAGCGGCCGGAAACCTGGTATCCTGGATTCTGGAAGTCATTCGGCGTGATTCTGGTTTTCCCGAGTCGCATATCCTGACGCTTCCGGAACTGTGCTGGTGGATGGTCAGAAACGACCTGGCTGATGTTATTCCGGAAAGCGTTGCGCACAAGGGGCTACGCCTTCCGGATGAGAAGATCCGCTCGGTCATGAGGGAAAGCGACATTGTGCCTTCCGCGTCTGCAACCAGCCTCGTGCAGGAGAAGGCGAAGAAGATCCTCACGCTCTCTGTTGATCCGGAGTCGCCAGAGTCTTTCATGCTCAGGCCAAAGCGACGCCGCTGGGTAAATGAGACGTACACCCGCTGGGTTAAAACACAACCCTGTGAGTGTTGCCGGCGGCCAGCAGATGATCCGCACCATATCGTAGGGCACGGTATGGGTGGTACAGCAACAAAAGCCCATGACCTCTTCGTGATCCCTCTGTGCAGAGAGTGCCACGACGAGTTACACGCCGATGTACCGGCATTCGAGCAGAAGCATGGTACGCAGCTTGAGCTGCTACTGCGTTTTATGGATCGGGCACTGGCGATCGGCGTAATTGCGACAGCTTAAGAAGTATGGAGACCGTATGAATCTGGACAATGTTTTAAAGTTTTTTGCGCCTAAAGGCATGCACATCTCAGATACCAGCAGAGCGACAGCAAGTGAGCAACTTACTGTGACTGATGTAATGGCGGCACTGGGGATGACTCAGGCTGATGCGGGCATCGGGCTGGCAATGTTTCTGGGTAAAGCTGGTATCAGCAGCCAGGACAGGGAGGTGTCAATAGCTTGGCTAACAGAGTACGCGAAAGAGCATGCGCCCATGGCGATTCGCAAAGCATCAGGGAAAAAGTTTCCCCTCTGCATGCGTATCCTTGCCCGGTTTGCCTATAACGATTATTCCTCATCAGCCGCTGATAGCGTGGCATGCCCAAAATGTAGTGGTAAAGGGTTGCTTACAACCACTAAAACCGTGACTAAAAGCCATTACACAATGCGATTGCCACAATGGGCAAAAGACCTGAGACAGTCACCATCTGACTTTGAGGTTAAGCGCGATGTAACTGACACTGATCATACGTTATGTTCTCGCTGCCATGGCACCGGAAAGTTAAGTAAGCGATGCCAGTGCGGCGGCACAGGTAAGACTATTGACCGTAAAGCGACAGAACTGCAGGGCGTACCGGTTTACAAAGAATGTAAGCGCTGTGAAGGTCGGGGATACAGCAGGCCAAAATCATCGGTTGCCTATCGCGGTGTTTTTTCCGAGTTGCCCAGTCTGCCAGACCGGACGTGGCGTTATAGCTGGAAACCATTCTATGAAAGCTTGGTGACCAAATGTTTCCAGGAGGAGAGTTATTCAAGTTCTCAGCTGAACCGGGTGACTAAAAGTGAAGATGTGATAAATATCGCGTAATTTAGCGTCACGATGTTTGCAATGTTGCCGTTTTTGTGTATATTTGACATTAACGATGGGCATTGTATGTTCAGAGTTAAGAAACCCGCCACCGAGCGGGTTTTTTTGGGTTCTAGGCCATTCAATCTACGTCAAAATCAATGTGTTACAATAGCCGCAAGCAAAACGACAACACAAAGGCGGCATAATGAAATTAACATCTGTTCATATCGAAATTCTGCGTCGCGCAAGCGCTCTTGGACCACATGAAGTAATTCAATCTTTAAATCTGCCTCACATACCAGCGGAAGCGGTAAATTTTGCTATTTCTGATCTCGCTGAGTTGGGACTGGTAAATGCTGTGCAAAGTACGTCTGAACGTGACGACAGCTGGATAGTGAATAGAATTACGTCTAAAGGGAATAGCTTTTTAATTAACATTGAGTCATAACTATCTGATTAATAAATAGATATACCGCATTCGTTAAGGCTGCCATCTGGTGGCCTTTTTCATATTCAGGGCTCACTGACGGACGGCTCATAACCCAATCCGACAGGCGCTTGCGCAGTGCCCGTTCCGATTCAGGCTCACGGGAATCATCCTCGATTCGCATTGTTGATAAATTCAGCCCGTGAAGCCTGATCCTCCTTTCATCACACAGCGCCATCCGAACTATCGGAGGTGTGAGACCATGAAAATGCACAACGACCCTCACTCCTGGACGGAGTTAATTGAGTTACTTCATAGCTGGTGGCGCGGTGATACGCCAATGGGCGCAGTTATTTTATCGGTAGCGATGGCTGTACTGCGGATTGCGTATGGCGGCGGCGGCTGGAAAAAGATGGTGTTGGAAGGTTTGATGTGTGGCGCCATGACGCTGACGGCTGTTTCCGCACTTGAGTATTTCAGCCTTCCGCAGTCTCTTTCCATCGCTATCGGTGGCGCGCTGGGTTTCGTTGGCGTTGAGCAGGTACGAACTGTGGCAACGCGAGTATTTAACGTCAGGTTCGGAGGAAGCGATGCCAAATGATCCACGGTGGCTTACTGAGGCAAGAAAATATATTGGGCAACTGGAAATAAAAGGGCCGCGTCATAACCCGTTAATTCTCCAGTTCTGGAAAGACATTAAGCGTGGAGGGATTAAGGATGATGAAACACCGTGGTGTGCAGCCTATGTCGGATCCATGCTTGAAAGAGTCGGAATTAAATCAACCCGGTTCGAGTCTGCTAAATCCTACCTGTCCTGGGGCGTCGAGCTTCAGGAGCCTGCTTACGGCTGCATTGTTGTATTCACACGAGACGGCGGCGGCCATGTCGGATTTGTGGTCGGACAGCAGCAAAATGGTGACCTGATGATATTGGGTGGTAATCAGTCAGATGCCATCAATATCAGAGTCTTCTCGCGCTCTCGAGTCAGTGGATATCGCTGGCCGGTCAATGAACTGAAGGATACGCGCCTGCTCCCGATCATGACGGGATCGCGTTCTGTGAGCGAAGCATGACGGCCTTTACTACAGCCTTTGAGCTGATGAAAGCGCACTGGCGTTGGTGGCTGACTATCGGTGCGCTGGTTATCTTCTCCTGGCTCTGGAACGAAAACACTCGCATCAGTGCCAGCCTGAATACGCTACAGGATGCGAACGACAGCAACCGCGCTGTAATGGATAACGTACTGAAAACCGTTGCCATCACCAATATGATTCTGGGAGCTAACCAGCATGCAAAAAACCAGATCGCACTGGAGTCACAGAGAACTCAGGAAGATATCAAAGTGGCTGTTGCGGGTGATGATTGCTCTCGCCGGCCTGTTCCTGCTGCAGCTGCTGACCGGTTGCGGCAATACGCGGACGGTGTACGTACCAGTACCGCAGCAACCAGTTCCGTCCAACCTGACCGCTGAAACCCCGCAGCCATATATTCCAGACCCGCTGACCTATGGGGCCAGTCTGGATCTGAATGTGAGCCTACTGGGGGCGTTGGGGATGTGTAACAGGGATAAAGCAGACATTCGAACGATTGAGCAATCACGAACCTCGCAATAGCGGGGCTTTTTAACAACAGAGGCATGAGTATGACAGTAGTTCTTACAGCTAAGCAGATTGAAGACCTGGCAGCCTTCGCGAAGGAAGATGGTCAACCCCAATACACCATTACCACTGGGACAATCCCGCAATTCGAAGCGGAAGATGGCGAGATTATCCCTGAATATAAAGGGCTGATCGCCTACTCAGAGTCACTTGAGCACGGTGTGTTGCAACTCGACGACTAGCGGCATTACAGCAGGCATTCACTGAGTGCCTGCGATAATGCTATGCGTTTTTTTTGGGAGTGAATATGCCACCGCGCACACCGAAGGCTTGTCGCGTTCGCGGCTGTCGGAACACCACAACAGACCCGTCTGGCTACTGTGAAAATCACAAAGGTGAAGGCTGGAAGTCCTATAAGCCAGGTCAATCACGGCAGCAGCGTGGATACGGAACAAAGTGGGAAGTCATACGGAAGCGGATACTTAAGCGCGACAAAGGGCTGTGTCAGAACCATCTTCGGCAGGGAGTCGTGAAGCAGGCGTCCTGCGTGGACCACATCAAAGCGAAGGCCCACGGCGGCACCGATGAAGACAGCAACCTTGAAAGCCTCTGTTGGTCGTGTCACGCCGCGAAGACCGCGCGTGAGCGGCTCAAATGAGAATAGATGTCATCATCAGTCGGGGTAGGGGGAGGTCTAATCTCTGCGACCGCGCGCCTTCCGGACTGCCCGCCTCCTCGTATTTTTATACCCGCGAAAAATGAAATTTAACCAGGAGTGTCGCTTATGGCTGGAACGGCGGGGCGTTCCGGGCGTCGCCCCAAGCCAACGGCGCGCAAGGAGCTGGCAGGGAACCCCGGTAAACGAGCCCTGAATAAAGAGGAACCTGTATTCACACCGATTAAAGGTGTAGCACCACCTGACTGGTTTTCTGAGGATGATGGTCTGCCAATGGCGGCCGTCATGTGGGAACTGACTACGAAAGAATTATGTGGACAGGGATTACTGTGTGTTACCGATCTTGCCGTACTTGAGCGCTGGTGTGTTGCCTACGAGTTCTGGCGCAGGGCGGTTAAAAATATCGCCAGAGAAGGGCTGTCTATCACTGGTGCTATGGGGGGGAAGATAAAAAACCCTGAGCTAACCGCAAAGAAAGAGCAGGAATCGGAGATGAGTTCTACCGGCTCCATGCTTGGCCTTGACCCCAGCAGTCGTCAGCGACTGATCGGCCTTGCCGGACAGAAGAAAACCTCTAACCCATTCCTGAAGATGATCAACTCATGAGCCGGAAATCGTACCCCAACGTAAACGCCGCGAATCAATACGCCCGCAACGTTGTGCGGGGGAAAATCCCGGCGTGCCAGTTTGTCATTCAGGCCTGCCAGCGTCATATCGATGACATGGCATCTGAAAAGAGTAAGAAATTTCGTTACCGCTTCGATAAAGACATGGCAGAAAAGGCTGCGAAATTTATCCAGTTATTGCCACATACAAAAGGCGAGTGGGCATTCAAGCGGATGCCGATCACCCTGGAGGCATGGCAACTGTTTATTGTGTGCTGCGCCTTTGGCTGGGTCCAGAAAGGCTCAAAGCTTCGTCGCTTTCGCGAGGTTTACACGGAGATACCGCGTAAAAACGGGAAATCAGCTATTTCGGCGGGTGTGGCACTGTACTGTTTTACCTGTGATAACGAGTTTGGCGCTGAAGTATATTCCGGGGCCACAACTGAAAAGCAGGCGTGGGAAGTATTCAGACCAGCTCGTCTGATGTGTAAGCGCACCCCGCTGCTGGTGGAAGCATTCGGGATTGAAGTTAATGCGTCCAACCTGAACCGGCCAGAAGATGGTGCGCGTTTTGAGCCGCTGATTGGTAATCCTGGGGACGGCGCTTCACCGCACTGTGCGATTGTCGACGAGTATCACGAACACCCCACAGATTCGCTCTACACCACAATGCTGACGGGTATGGGGGCGCGGCGACAGCCGCTGATGTGGGCGATAACAACGGCGGGCTACAACATTGAGGGACCATGCTACGACAAACGGCGTGAAGTGATTGAGATGCTTAACGGCACGGTACCGAATGAGGAATTGTTCGGCGTGATATATACCGTCGACGAGGGGGATGAATGGACCGATCCTAAAGTGCTTGAGAAGGCCAACCCGAATATGGGTGTCTCGGTTTACCGTGACTTTCTGTTAAGCCAGCAACAGCGTGCTATCAATAATGCTCGCCAGGCTGGCGTATTTAAAACCAAACACCTCAATATCTGGGTTGCAGCCCGTGCCGCTTTCTACAACCTGGTTTCCTGGCAGAACTGCGAGGATAAGACACTGACGCTGGAGCAATTCGAAGGACATCCATGTGTTCTGTCTTTCGACCTGGCGCGCAAGTTGGATATGAACAGTATGGCGCGGTTGTTCACCAGAGAAATTGACGGCAAGACACATTACTACAGCGTTGCTCCCCGCTTCTGGGTTCCCTACGACACAGTATTCAGCGTTGAAAAGAATGAAGATCGTCGTACTGCGGAGCGATTTCAGAAATGGGTTGAAATGGAACTGCTTACAGTTACTGATGGCGCTGAAGTGGATTACCGCTACATCCTTGAAGAGGCCAAAGCAGCAAACAAACTCAACCCGGTCAGTGAGTCTCCGATTGACCCATTCGGTGCGACGGGGCTTTCACATGATCTGGCTGATGAAAGTCTTAATCCGATCACTATCGTTCAGAACTACACCAATATGTCAGACCCAATGAAAGAGCTGGAAGCAGCCATTGAGTCTGGGCGTTTTCATCACGACGGTAATCCGATCATGAGCTGGTGTATCAGCAACGTGGTCGGGAAGTATCTGCCGGGTAATGACGACGTTGTAAAACCCATTAAGGAGCAGAACGAAAACAAAATCGACGGCGCGGTTGCGCTGATTATGGCGATTGGACGTTCAATGCTTTACGAAAAAGTGGACTCTATCTCCGATCGTATCGAATCCCGCGGCATTCGTTCACTTTAAACCGAGGCGTTTATGATCCTGAAAATACTCACTCCATTGGTCGGAGTGCTGGGGGCTCTGTTGCTCTCATTTGGGGCGTGGATGACTTATCCCCCTGCAGGCTATATTGCCGGAGGTCTACTGTGTCTGACCTGGTCATGGATGGTGGCAAAATTTATATCCTCCACATCAGAGAAACTAACGGGAGGTGACTGATGTTCTTCCCCGGTATGTTTTCCAAAAGCAGTCAGCCAGTTTACACCTCGGCCGATCTGGCGCAGGAGGTCGGGCTGTCATATGACACTTATACAGGGAAACGAGTAAGCAGCCAGCGAGCTATGCGGCTAACTGCGGTATTTGGTTGCGTGCGTGTATTGGCTGAATCCATAGGCATGCTCCCCTGCAATATCTTTAAAACGGCAGGTAAAGGTAAGGAAAAGGCCACGGGAGAGCGTCTCCAGAAGTTGGTTTCTTTAAAGCCCAATGGTTACATGACCCCCCAGGAGTTCTGGGAGTTAATTGTGGTTTGCCTGTGTCTTCGTGGAAATTTTTACGCATATAAAGTTAAGGCGTTAGGTGAGGTCGTTGAACTTCTCCCGCTTGATCCTGGAAGCGTTCAGCCAAAGCTTAATAGCAATTGGGAGCCTGTTTACCAGGTGACTTTTCCTGATGGTTCGATGGATGTGCTGGGTCAGGATGATATCTGGCACATTCGTATTCTTACGTTGGATGGGTTGGTGGGGTTGAACCCTATAGCCTATGCAAGAGAGGCTATCTCGCTTGGTCTTGCAACTGAGGAACATGGTGCAAGGTTGTTCAGCAATGGTGCTGTTACATCTGGGGTACTACGTACTGATAGTGAATTAAGTGATGCCGCTTATGCCCGTCTGAAGGCTGATTTTGAAGAAAAGCACCAGGGGCTGGGTAACGCTCATCGACCAATGATTCTTGAAATGGGCCTTGACTGGAAATCTATGGCTCTTAGCGCCGAAGACAGCCAGTTTCTGGAAACGCGCAAATTTCAGCTTGAGGAGATATGTCGGTTGTTTCGGGTGCCAATGCATATGGTCCAGAACACAGACCGCGCAACATTCAGCAATATCGAAGAGTTGGGGATGGGGTTCATAAACTATTCACTGGTTCCCTACCTGACCCGTATTGAGCAGCGTATTAATGTCGGGCTCATTCGTGATTCAAAGCAGGGAACGTACTACGCGAAGTTTAATGTTGGTGCGTTACTTCGTGGCGATATGAAGTCACGGTTTGATGCCTATGCGACTGCAATCAACTGGGGCATGTATTCACCGAATGACTGCCTTGAACTTGAGGATCGCAATCCCCGCCCTGGTGGCGATGTTTATCTCACACCAATGAACATGACAACAAAACCATCTGACGGCAGTAAGCAAGCCAAAACGGAGAAACGACAAGATGCCGATGACTAAACAGCGGTTGGACATTCCGCTGAAACTGAAATCCGTCAGCGATAACGGAGAGTTTGAAGGCTATGGCTCTGTGTTTGGGGTGAAGGATAGCTACGACGATGTGGTTGTTCCCGGCGCGTTCAGCAAGTCTCTTGGTGCATGGCGTGAGAAGAAATCTCTTCCTGCCATGCTCTGGCAGCATCGGATGGATGAGCCGATCGGTATCTATACCGATATGAAAGAGGATGATGTCGGGTTGTATGTGAAGGGGCGACTTCTCATTGACGACGATCCTCTGGCAAAGCGCGCACATGCTCACATGAAGGCCGGTTCATTAACCGGCCTTTCTATTGGCTACATGCTGAAGGACTGGGAGTACGACCGAACAAAAGAGGTATTTCTTCTCAAAGAAATAGACCTCTGGGAGGTGAGTCCTGTGACGTTCCCGTCGAATGATGAGGCGCGAATTAGTGATGTGAAAAGTGCGTTTGCTCGCGGCGAAATGCCTTCTCAAAAAAGTATCGAAAGAGTCCTGCGCGACGTTGGGCTCTCACGTACCCAGGCCAAAGCATTCATGGCTGGGGGATATAGCACACTTAATCTGCGCGACGCTGATGACGTGGACTCTGCACTGAATGCACTTAAAAACATCAATTTTTAATCAGGAGAAAATGATTATGGCAGTCGATATCAAAGACGTAGAACAGGTCGCGCAGGAACTGCAGGCGAAGTTCGAAGACTTTAAGTCCAAGAACGACAAGCGTATTGACGCAATCGAGAATGAAAAGGGCGCGCTGGCAGGCCAGGTCGAAACGCTGAACGGCAAGTTGTCCGAGCTTGAAAGCCTGAAATCCGATTTGGAAGCAGAGCTTGCGGCATCCAGACGACCAGGCGGCGGCTCGAAAAGCAAGTCTGTAACGGAGCACAAAGCCGCCTTTATGGACTTTGTCCGCAAGGGCAATGAAGATGGCCTGCGCGAACTGGAACAAAAAGCGCTCCAGACGGGCGTGGATGCTGATGGCGGTTATGCAGTTCCTGAAGAGCTGGATCGTAGTCTGCTGAATCTGTTGCATGATGAGGTCGTCATGCGCCAGGAATCCACAGTTATCTCGCTGAGCACACCAGACTATCGCAAGGTGGTAAACACTGGGGGGGCAAAATCTGCATGGGTTAGTGAAACGCATGCTCGTAACGCGACAGATACGCCGACTCTGGCGCAGATCAAACCGTCCATGGGTGAGATTTACGCAAACCCGCAGGCCACGCAAACCATGCTTGATGATGCGTTCTTCGATGTCGAATCGTGGATCAACAGCGAGCTGGCGCTGGGGTTCGCAGAAGCAGAGGAGATTGCGTTTACCACGGGCGACGGTAGCGATAAGCCCAAAGGTTTTCTGGCCTATGCGTCAACCCTGGCAGATGACAAAACCCGTCCGTTCGGCACTCTGCAGCACATCCTGTCCGGGGCTGCAACAGGGCTTACTGCTGATGCTATTATCAAACTGATCTACACGCTTCGTAAAGTGCACCGCAACGGTGCCAAGTTCATGATGAACAACAACACGCTTTTCGCCGCGCGAATCCTCAAAGACAAAGAAGACAACTACCTGTGGCGTCCGGGTCTGGAGCTTGGTCAGCCATCAATGCTGGTGGGTTACGGCATCGCAGAAAACGAACAGATGCCAGATATTGCCGCTGATGCTAAAGCTATCGCCTTCGGTAACTTCAAACGTGGCTATACGATCGTTGACCGCCTGGGGACGCGCGTTCTGCGCGACCCGTACACCAACAAACCATTTGTTGGCTTCTACACCACCAAACGCACTGGCGGCATGTTGACGGATTCGCAGGCTATCAAAATCATGCAGATTGGCGCGCCGGCTAACCCGTAACCTTTAACGATGGCGGGCATATGTCCGCCTTCAGGAGTTGAAATGGTCATCCTTTTAAAACCTCTTAAGTGGTCTCCAGATGGTTGCCAAATCGAAACTATTGAGGCTGGAGAGCATGACGAACTCCCGGCGCGTGCGATTGAGATTGCCGTGCAGATTGGCATTCTCGCGGAGGCCGAAACGGGTAGTGTTGAAGACATTCCGCCTGTTCCACCTCCAGATTCTAATCCGGCCCCTTCACAGGATGTACCCCATGAGCCAGAACCTGAGCCGATGGTGGTGACTAAGCCAGAGAAGACCGCAAAAAAATAACCCGTTCTGCGGGTTTTTTTATGGGTGATGCAAATGCCGCTTATCACACTAGAAGACATCAAGAGCCAGCTACGCCTTGAACCCGATTTCAGTGAAGAAGATCAATACCTCACTTTGATCGGTGCTGCTGCTGAGTCTCGAACGTCAGAATACCTGAACAGGAATCTCTATCCTGAAGGTGCAACGATACCATCCAGCGATCCCGACGGGATGGTCATGCCTGCGTCTGTCAGGTTGGCGATTCTGTTTCTGGTTACTCACTTCTATGAGAACCGCTCGGCGATCAGTGAGGTCGAAATGGTCGAATTACCGATGGCCTTTACCTGGCTGGCACGACCGCACCGGATTTACCCACAATGAAGCTTCGCCAGGCGCAAACCAGCGCGACATACCTGCTTCCCGATCCGGGAGAACTGGATAAACGGGTGTTGATCCGTAAACGAGTCGATGTCCCCTCAGATGATTTCGGAACTGAGCCTGAATACCCGGTTTCATTCAACGCCTGGGCAAAGGTGGTGCAAACCAGCGCGACGACATACCAGGAAACGGCTCAGACAGATAACGTGATCACGCATTACATCACCATTCGCTGGCGCCGCGGAATTACCAGCGATTTTGAAGTGGCGAAGGGAGATGAGGTGTACCGCGTGAAACGTGTTCGTGATCTAAACAGTAAACGGCGGTTTCTGCTTCTTGAGTGCACCGAACTGGGTTCATTTACAGAAAATACCGGTGGGAATTCCAATGGCGGAACCCTTTTTACACGTTGATTTTCAGCAGCCGAACGAAATGCGCTTCAACCGCGCGCGCGTTCGGCGTGCTTTTGTCACCATTGGCCAGCGACATATGCGTGATGCACGTCGACTGGTAATGCGCCGCGGACGTTCTGAGCCGGGGGAAAACCCCGGATATCAGACAGGACGCCTGGCAAAATCAATTGGCTACATGGTGCCTAAAGCAAGCGGGCGGAGGCCGGGGTTTATGGCACGTATTGCACCGAACCAGAGGAATGGGCAGGGGAACCGGCTCATCACCGGCGATTTTTACCCGGCATTTCTCTTCTACGGCGTCCGCGGTGGAGCAAAACGTCGGCGTAGTCATCACCGTGGCGCTTCTGGTGGTAGCGGCTGGCGTCTGGCACCGCGTAATAATTTTATGGTTGAGACACTCAACAAGAACAACCCGTGGACGCGTTACTACCTGACGCGTGAACTGCGGCTATCACTCAAACCGGAGAGGCGACGCTGATGAAACTGGCCCCGATTATTGCAGCACTACGGGCGCGTTGCCCGGATTTTCAGAATCGTGTGGCGGGTGCTGCGCAGTTTAAGGATCTGCCCGACGTCGGGAAGATGATTTTGCCCGCCGCGTATGTCGTGCCGGGTGACGATTCACCGGGTGAGCAGAAAAGCATGACGGATTACTGGCAAGCGATACGTGAAGGTTTTTCCGTCATCGTGTTTGTCAGCAACAGCCGTGACGAGCGCGGCCAGTTTGCATCATTCGATGTTGTGCACGATGTTCGTCAGGCGCTCTTTAAAGCGCTGCTGGGCTGGAACCCGGAAGAGGGATGTAATCCGATAGTGTATGACGGCGGCACACTCCTTGATGTGAATCGCCACGAGCTCAGTTATCAGTTTGATTTTGTTGTTGAGACTGAACTTGGTGAAGAGGATACACGCCAGTTCGACGAGCTGAACGCACTTGACGAGTTCAAAACACTGTCCATTGATGTCGACTTTATCGATCCCGGCACAGGGCCAGACGGTAAGATCGATCACCACACCGAAATCACTCTCCCCACCTGAGGAAACCATGTTTGTACAACCCATGAAAGGGCGGGCTGTTCATGACCCGGCCCGCGGCGACCTTTTACCCGAAGAGGGGCGAAATGTCGACGAAAGCCAGTACTGGTACCGTCGGGAGATTGACGGTGATATCAAAATTGTTCAGCCAGACACCGACGCTGAACCGGTAAAAAAGGCGAGCGCTAAATGACTGTCTCCATGAATACTATTCCCTCCGATCTCCGCGTTCCGCTGTTTTACGCTGAGATGGACAACAGTGCGGCGAATACTGCGCAAACCAGCGCGCCATCGCTGCTGATTGGCCACGCTAATACTGGCGCCAGCATCGCAACGAACCAGTTGATCATCATGCCGTCGAAAGACTACGCCATTCAGCAGTGTGGCGCTGGCAGTCAGCTGGCGCGCATGGTCGAGGCATACCGTGCAACCGACCCATTTGGTGAACTCTGGGTGATTGCTGTTCCGGATACAGGTACGGTGGCAACATTTAAAATGGCGGTGACAGGGGCGGCCACTGAATCAGGTGTGGTCAGTCTTTATGTCGGCCCCCGACTGATTAAGACCGTGGTGACTGCTGGCGATACTGTATCTGATGTAGCTACTGCGATTGCAGCGGCAATTACAGCGGATGGGCAGACCCCATTCACTGCGGCCGCAGCTGCCGGGGTGGTGACTCTGACGGCGCGGCATAAGGGGACCTGGGCAAACGACATTCCTGTCAGTATCAACTATCGCGGTTTCAGTGGTGGTGAAAAACTGCCTGCTGGTGTGCAAATCGCCGTTGACCTGGATACGCCGGGGGCAGGAGCACCGACACTGACTGGTGTTATTGCAGCAATGGGGGATGAGCCCTTCGACTATATCGGACACCCGTTCAACGATACGGCTTCAATTAATACCTTCACGCAGGAAATGAACGATACCAGCGGTCGCTGGAGCTGGTTGCGGCAAATCTATGGACACGTCTACACCGCAAAAATTGCGGGACTCAGCGACCTGATCACTGTTGGTGACATGCTTAACGATCAGCATCTCACCCTGGCGGGTTATGAAAAAACTGTACAGTCGAATCCTGATGAACTGGCGGCCAGTCGTACGGCGAGGGCGGCGGTGTTCCTGCGCATCGATCCGGCCCGACCAACGCAGACTGGCGAACTGATTGGTATGCTGCCACCGCCGACAGGCAAGCGCTTCATCACCTCAGAGCAACAGTCTCTGCTAACGCATGGTATCGCCACGTCGTACACCGAAAGCGGCACTCTACGCATCCAGCGTGATATCACCACTTATAAGAAAAACGCTTATGGTGTGACGGATAACAGTTATCTCGACAGTGAAACGTTGCACACCAGCGCCTATGTTCTGCGCCGCCTGAAGTCGATCATCACAAGTAAGTACGGTCGCCATAAGCTGGCGAACGATGGTACCCGCTTCGGCCCCGGTCAGGCGATTGTTACTCCGGCGGTAATTAAGGGTGAACTGCTGGCGACTTACCGCCAGATGGAGCGTGAAGGCATTGTTGAAAATTACGATCTGTTCAAGAAGTATCTGATCGTAGAGCGAGACGCCAACACCCCGACGCGCATCAATGTGCTGTATCCGCCTGATTATATCAACCAGCTCCGCGTGTTTGCTGTGCTTAACCAGTTCCGCCTTCAGTATCAAGAGGAGTCCGCATAATGCCGCGCATTGCAGGTACTTGTTATTTCAAAATTGATGGTCAGCAATTATCCATGACCGGCGGTATTGAGGTGCCGATGAACACTAAGGTCAATGATGATGTTATTGGCCTTGATGGCTCGGTGGATCGTAAAGAAACACACCGCGCGCCGTATATCAAAGGCACCTTCAAAGTGCCGAAAGATTTTCCGGTCAACAAGGTCACAACCTCGGACCAGATGACCATTACCGCCGAACTGGCAAATGGTCAGGTTTATGTCTTGTCGTCTGCCTGGCTACACGGTGAGGCAAACCACAATGCCGAAGAAGGTACGGCTGATCTTGAATTCCACGGTGAAGAAGGGGATTACCAGTAATGAAAGAACTTGAACTAAACCATCCAGTAACCGCGCATGGAGAAACGATCAGCGTCCTGGAGTTTAACGAACCGACTGGTAAAGACGTTCGCGAACTTGGTTATCCATACCAGATGAATCAGGACGAATCCATCAAACTGCAGGCGCATATTATCGCGAAGTACATAGTCCGTCTGGCAAATGTACCACTGAGTACGGTAGATCAGATGAAACCCGGCGATCTGAATAGTGCAGGCTGGCTTGTTGCAGGTTTTTTCCTCCAGGACTGACAGCCGATTATCTCACTGACCGTTTTTTTGACTGCGCCAGTTACTGGCGCATTAATCCATTTGAACTGCTGAAAATGCCAATCAGTGAGATTCCTCTGCTGGTCAGTCAGGCTAACAGGATAGAACAGGAGAAGAAACGTAATGGCTGAGTTTGAGCTTAAAGCGCTAATCACTGGTGTGGATAAATTATCTCCAGCACTTTCACGGATGCAGAAAAACATCCGTGGTTTCAAGCGTCAGGCAGAGGAAGCTTCAAAGGGTGGATTAGCATTGGCTGGTGGTTTGGCTGCTGGATTGACTGTATCGCTGAAAGCCTATGCGGATCAGGAGAATGCGGCTACTGGGCTGAAGGTCGCGATGATGCAGGCCAACGGAGAAGTCGGCAATAGTTTTGAAAAAATAAACAAACTGGCTGTTGGACTTGGGAATCAGTTACCTGGCACGACTGCTGATTTTCAGAACATGATGCAGATGTTGGTTCGCCAGGGTATTCCGGCAGAAAATATTCTGGGTGGAGTGGGCAAAGCGACAGCATACCTTGCTGTACAGCTTAAAAAAACACCTGAAGCTGCAGCTGAGTTCGCCGCTAAAATGCAGGACGCAACTGGAACCGCGTCAGATGACATGATGGGATTATTCGATACTATCCAGAAGGCATTCTATCTGGGGGTTGATGATACTAACATGCTGTCGTTCTTCACAAAGACCAGCTCAGTTCTGAAGATGGTTAATAAGGATGGATTGAAAGCTGCTCAGGGACTTGCTCCGATCAGCGTAATGATGGATCAGATGGGCATGCAGGGCGAGTCAGCCGGTAACGCCCTTCGCAAAGTTATACAGTCCGGTTTAGACATCAAGAAAGTTAATGGCGTCAATAAAGTACTGCAACGTCAAAAGCTCGGCGTGAATCTTGATTTTACCGATGGTAAAGGCAGTTTCGGCGGTATTGATAAAATGTTTATGCAGTTATCGAAACTCAGAAAATTAACTGATGTGAAGCGAACTGGGGTGTTAAAAGCTCTGTTTGGTGATGATGCGGAAACACTCCAAGTAGTTAACGCCCTTATAGATAAGGGAAAAGACGGCTATGACCAGGTTCAACAGAAAATGAACCAGCAGGCCAGCCTTAATAAGCGCGTCGAAGCGCAGCTTGGAACCCTAGCTAACCTCTGGGAAGCGATGACCGGTACAGCAACTAATGGCCTCGCTGCCATTGGAAGCGCTTTCTCAGGTGACACAAAAAATCTGACGGTCTGGCTTGGTGACTTAGGTGAAAGATTCACAACCTTTGCAGACCAGAACCCTAGAGTTATTCGTAGTGTGGCTGGTCTTGCTGCTGGGCTTGCTGTGCTTAAGTTGGGAATTATGGGGGTTGGTCAGGCTATTACTCTCGCCAGTAGACTGGCAGCGATGACGCCTCTTGGTATGATCCTTACCGGGATCGCGCTGGCAGCGGGCTTAATTATTTCTAATTGGGATAGTGTTGGACCATACTTCAAATCCTTCTGGGAGACTATCTCACCTTATTTCGAAATGGGATGGGAGTTACTTAAAACAGTGTTCGGATGGACCCCATTAGGACTCGTTATTAACAACTGGGGGCCAGTTGTTCAGTGGTTTCAGGATATGTGGGCAAAATTGAAACCCATAATTGAATGGTTCTCTGATGGCGCGAGCGATACGGTTGCAGCTGCGAATGCAGCTCAATGGGGGGCTGGCGGTTACGGTGCTTATGGTTCCGGAGTGGCAAGTACAGGATATAACCCTTACCAGATAAAACAGGGGGTAAATACTAAACCTCAGGCCGCCGTCACGGTTCAGTTTGAGAACGCACCACAGGGAATGAAAGTGACTGAGACACATGCTTCCGGTATAGACGTAAATCATGATGTCGGCTATACCCGCATTGGGCGTACTGGAATGGGTGGGTAAGAGTTGAGTATTTTGGTATATGCTAACTTCCAGATGTTAATGGGAGGAAAGGATGAAAAAGGCACTATTAATTATTGGAATTCTCGGCGGTTTTACTTCAAATGCCGTGTTAGCGCTAAATAATGAGCAAAGTCATTACATAGCAGAGTTCAATAAACTTGTTGCTAATAATGGCAAGGACAGTGAAAACAAACCGGTTACTTCTACGTTATTTTTACATTGTGATGAGATCAAGCAGAAGCTAACTATTGATGGTGTTTCAGGGAAGGTTATAACGGAAGTTAATGGCGTTAAATATAGTACAATTATGAGTAGCCCATCATTCCCTGATGATATGGTTTTACCTGACGATGTGAGCGATGCTGATGGTTGGGACTATTATTTTCAGAGTGCAAGCGGATATTTGACAATACTCACTAAAAATAATGGCAGTGTCAGAATGAGGGTAAAAACTTACAGTAATGGGAAAGAGACTGAAATAGAAAGGCCTTGTAAAGGTATTTCTAAAAGTTAGCCAAACCTCATCAACCCGCTTCGGCGGGTTTTTTTATGCCCGGAGTTACTATGGCGTGGAAAGATCGGCTGGTGGATGCCTCGTTTCGTGGCGTTCCGTTTAAAACTCAAGATGAGAGCGCAACAGCGGGGCGACGTGTAGAAACACACGAATTTGTGAACCGTGATAAACCCTATACAGAAGATTTAGGCAAGATCACGCTTCGTCCGAAGATTACAGCATATGTCATCGGCGATGACTGCTATGAACAACGAGACAGATTGATAGAAGCGCTTAATAAACCGGGGCCGGGGACACTTGTTCATCCGGCATATGGTGAGATGAGCGTCTGTGTTGACGGTGAGATCAACGTAAGCACATCAAGCAGTGAAGGGCGCATGGTGCGCTTTGATCTTCGTTTCGTTGAGGCTGGTGAACTTACTTATCCGACATCAGGAGCCGCGACGGCCAACACGCTTGTTTCCTCCTGTTCTGCCCTTGATGACTGTATTAGCGATAACTTTGAGAAGTTCGGTATGGATGGCATGCCTGATTTTGTTCAGAACGGTGTGATTGACGATGCAACCAACATGCTTGGCTATGTCTCTGACAAAATGGCGATGGTCGATTCTGGTATTTCCGCCGCCGCACGTCTCATGCAGGGGGATATCTCTGTTTTGCTCCCGCCGCCATCTTCAGGCAAAGGCTTTGTTGACCAGTTGCAGACAATGTGGCGTTCAGGGAATCGGCTCTCAGGTAATGCCAGCGACTTGTTCACAATGATTAAAAATTTTTCCGGCATATCTCTGGGCAGCGATCTGGCTCCGCGTGGAGTATGGAAAACAGACAGCAGGACGACGCAGAACCAGAAGCAGCAAAGTAATTATGTTGCCAGTGCGATTCGCACAACAGCAATAAGCGAAGCGGCTTATGCTGTCACAACGTTACCCGCGCCAGTTATCACCACAAGCGAACAAAGCCAGCAGTCCACTGGCTGGCCTTCTGTTACTCATCCTGAGCTGAATAACGCACCAGATGAAACGGCGGCGGTTGATGTGCCTACGTGGGATGACCTCGTTGATATCCGCGACACGCTGAATACTGCTATTGATAAAGAACTATCCCGCACGACCGATGACAGTTTATTTCTGGCTTTGCGCCGGGTGAAATCTGACCTTAACAACGACATAAAACACCGCCTGGTACAGACCCAAAAGACCGTTGTCAGAACGCCTGATGAGGTAACTCCGGCACTGGTTCTGGCAGCAACCTGGTTCGATAATGCTGCACGGGAGTCTGACATTGTCAGGCGCAATGCTGTGGCTCACCCGGGCTTTGTGCCGGTATCTCCGCTGAGGGTGCCTGTTCGATGAACGATAACGTAACTCTCCGTGTTAACGGTCGTGAGTGGGGGGGCTGGACGTCAATTCGTATTGGTTCCGGGATTGAGCGTTTGGCTCGCGATTTTAGTGTAGAGATCACCCGACAGTGGCCCGGTGGTGATGGTGTTGCGTCACTTCAGCCCAGGGTTAAAAACGGCGACAAAGTCGAGGTTCTAATCGGTGATGACCTGGTGGTTACCGGTTGGGTTGAAGCAACGCCGGTTCGCTATGATTCACGATCAATTAGTGTCGGAATTAGCGGACGCAGCCTGACTGCCGATCTGATTGATTGTGCTGCTGAGCCGACACAATTCAATGGGCAATCACTCGTTCAGGTGGCCGCTGCGCTTGCCAGACCTTTCGGTATAGCGGTTGTAAACGCAGGTGCACCGGGTGGCGCTATTCCCGGAGTACAACCCGATCACGGTGAAACGATTATTGAAGTCCTGAACAAGATGCTTGGACAGCAGCAGGCGCTGGCCTACGACGACCCGCGCGGAAGACTGGTTATCGGCGGTATTGGTACCACGCGCGCGCATACAGCTCTGGTGCTGGGTAAAAACGTTATTTCCTGCGATACCGAGAAAAGCATCCGTGAACGTTTTTCAACGTACCAGGTATCGGGGCAGCGCGCAGGAAATGATTATGATTTTGGTGCTGCTACCACAACGGCTCTTCGTGCAAAAACAACAGATGCCTCAATTGGCCGCTATCGTCCCATGGCAGTACAGCAGACGGGGCAGTCCACTGGAGCCAGTTGCATTGCGCGTGCTGAATTCGAGGCGCGCCAGCGAGCTGCACGTACCGATGAAACCACGTACACGGTGTGGGGTTGGCGACAGGGGGATGGTTCTCTTTGGCAGCCAAACCAGCGGGTTATTGTTTTCGATCCGGTCTGCGGATTCAACAACCGCGAACTCCTCATCTCTGAAGTCTCATTCACTAAAGACAATAACGGCACCCTGACAGAGTTACGAGTCGGGCCGCCGGATGCCTATCTTCCTGAGCCCGAAGAGAGCAGTCAGAAGCGTGCTAAAAAACGCAAAGTTAAAGAGGACCCGTTCTAATGGGAGTAATGCAAAGCCTTCAGAGACAGGTTCTGGGACTCATTGGCCGCGCTGTGGTGAAGAGTATCAACGCGGCTTCTAAGTGCCAGATGATAGATGTTGAGTTACTGGCTGGGCAGCAAAAGGCGGGCATTGAGCACCTTGAACCTTATGGCTTCACTTCTCGTGCAAAAGCGGGTGCAGAGGCTGTTGTTCTGTTTCCTGACGGCGACCGTTCTCACGCCGTTGCGATCACCGTGTCTGATCGTCGCTATCGCATGAAGGGGCTCAAAACGGGGGAGGTCGCTCTTTACGATGACCAGGGGCAGTCAGTCACGCTGACACGCGCCGGGATTGTTGTTGATGGTGGTGGCAAGGTGATTACGTTCAAAAACGCACCTAAAGCCCGCTTTGAAATGCCCATCGAATCGACAGGACAGATAACGGATCTCTGTGACTCAACAGGCCAGACGATGGCCGCGATGCGTGTTGCCTACAACGGGCACAAGCATAAAGAGAACGGCAACACCACTGATGTGCCTGATACGAAAATGGAGGCGTGATGGAACTCTGGCTTACGGTAAACGGAAAACAGGTTAGCGCCAGTTCTCAACTTGACCCACTTACGCGCGCAGTGGTGATTTCGATCTTCACTCATCGGCGCGCAGACCCTGACGACAATGCTGATGTACCTATGGGGTGGTGGGGAGATACCTGGCCGATGGTGGCCAACGATCGCTATGGGTCAAAGCTATGGCTTTTACAACGGAGCAAGCTCACAAATGCGCTGGTGAATACGGTGCGAACGTATCTCCGGGAATCCCTTCAGTGGATGCTCGATGACGGTGTTGTGTCCAGGATAGATATCGATATACAGCGAACCGGTATCAACGAACTGGGAAACAGCATTGCTCTGTGGCGCCGGGATGGTCCGGTAACAATTTCTTTTAACGATTTCTGGAGCGTGATTGCAAATGGCGGACAGTGAATTTCAGCGGCCAACGCTGGCCGAAAACATCAGCATGATCCGCACCGACCTTTTTGCACGACTTGACATTAATGATGAGCTTCGTCGCATGGATGAAGATGTCAGATCCAAGGTTTATGCGGGGGCGCTGCATACGGTTTATGGCTATATCGATTATCTGGCGATGAATATGCTGCCTGACCTGTGCGATGAGTCATGGCTTTATCGGCATGCGGCGATGAAACGCTGTCCGAGAAAAGATGCCGTGGCCGCATCAGGTTTTATGCGATGGGATGGCGTAACGAACGGGCTGAAGGTGAGTGCTGGTTCGGTCATCCAGCGTGACGACCTTGTCCAGTACATCGTTCAGGCAGACGTAACGAGTGCCGGTGGCGTTCTTCGCGTTCCCGTTGCCTGCAGCGTGACAGGTACGACCGGAAATATGGATGATGGTGAGGCGCTCTCACTGGTTACGCCGGTTAACGGACTTCCTTCTGGTGGCATGGCCGATACGATCGCTGGCGGTTTTGATACTGAAGACCTTGAGGTCTGGCGCGCCCGTGTTATGGAGCGCTACTACTGGACCCCGCAAGGTGGCGCTGACGGAGATTATGTTGTCTGGGCAAAAGAAGTACCTGGCGTAACGCGCGCGTGGACTTACCGTCACTGGATGGGAACGGGAACTGTTGGCGTTTTGATTGCCAGTAGCGACCTGATTAACCCGATTCTTGATGATGCAACAGTGGCTGCAGCTCAGGCACATATTGAACCGTTGGCACCCGTAGCGGGTTCAGACCTCTATGTATTTAAGGGAACGCCAAAAACAGTCAACTACACCATTGACCTGACCCCGGATACTCCTGAAATACGTGCCGCAGTTGAGGCCGAGCTTCGTTCATTCCTGCTGCGTGACGGCTATCCGGAAGGGACACTTGAGCTGTCCCGTACAAACGAGGCGATTTCTATCGCTGCCGGTGAGCACAGCCATAAGCTACTTTCTCCAACAGTTGATACGCCAGTTGCAAAAAATGAACTGGCTGTACTGGGGGTAATAACGTGGGCGTGAGTAATGACGATTATGTCCAGTTACTGAGTGCGCTGCTTCCACCAGGGCCTGCATGGTCAGTTGACGATGTTGCAATAAGTGGCGTAGCTCCTTCTTTGTTCAGGGCGCATCAGCGTGTTGATGAACTCATGCTGGAACTTGATCCGCGTACCACAGCAGAACTTATTGACCGATGGGAGCGGTGCTGCGGTCTGCCTGATGAATGCATTCCTTCAGGAACCCAGACGTTACGGCAGAGACAGCAGCGGCTGGACGCAAAAGTTAATCTTACTGGAGGAATCAACGAAGATTTCTATCTTCGTCAGCTGGCTGCACTGGGGAAGCCAGGCGCCACCATCACACGCTATAACAAGGGAACTTTCAAGTGTACGTCGTCGTGTACGGATGCGACTCATTCAACTGAATGGCGTTATTACTGGCAGGTTAATATGCCTGCTTCAACGGATGCCTACTGGATGACCTGCTCGGACAATTGTGAAACACCGATTCGTTACTGGGGTGATACGGTAGCTGAATGCGTGATCAATAAACTCTGCCCGTCCCATACCTACGTAATCTTCAAATATCCGTAACCGGAGACATTATGCATCGTATTGACACACCTACTGCGCAGAAAGATAAATTCGGCGCGGGCAAGAACGGCTTTACCCGTGGAAACCCGCAAACAGGAACGCCTGCCACTGATTTGGATGACGACTATTTCGACATGTTGCAAGAAGAACTGGCGGGAGTGGTCGAAGCAAGCGGCGTTAACCTGGAAAAATCAAAACATAACCAGTTACTGACAGCCCTGAAAGCACTTCTGCTAAGCCGCGCACATCCTTTTGCAGATATTAAAGCAGACGGAGCTGCAGCAATTGCAGAGGCTCTCTCAAACCTTGGTCTGCAATTCTTTAAATCATCCCCATCCTCGGTTTCCTCTGCATTTACAAGCGTTTTTTCTCCAGATGAG